TTTATTTATTACATACGACCAGTTAATTGCTAATCCACAAAGTACAGTTAATAGTATTTATAATTTTTTTAATATACCCAAATTTGAACATACTTATACAAACTTAAAACAATTTGAAATACAAGGTGTGCAATATGATGATTCTATTTTTGGTGATGTAGATTTACACACAATAAGAACAAATAAAATAGAAAAGAAAAGATACCCAATAGAAGATTTTTTACTACCTTCTGTTATAGAAAAATATAAACACATAGGAAAAGAATATGAATCTTAAATGGTATTATTGGTATTTTAAATCTGCTATACCAGAAAAAATATGTGACGATATAGTACGTTATGGTAAAGAACAAGATAAACAAATGGCTACTACAGGAAGCACTAATAAAAACGAACTTACAGAAGTAGAACTTAAAAACATTCAAAAGAAAAGAAAGTCAGATGTGGTATGGATGTCTGATAGATGGATATATAACGAAATACAACCCTATGTTCATCAAGCTAACTATAACGCAGGTTGGAACTTTGAATGGGATTGGTCAGAACCTTGCCAATTTACTGAATATAAAAAAGGTCAGTTTTACGATTGGCATTGTGATTCTTTTGAAGTACCTTATGACGAACCTGAAAATCCAAATAGACATGGTAAGTTAAGAAAACTCAGTATGACTGTATCACTTACTGATCCTGAAGAATACGAAGGTGGTGATCTAGAGTTTGATTTTAGAAATACAGATGAAGGCTCGCAACCAAGAATATGTGAAGAAATAAGGCAAAAGGGAAGTGTAATTGTTTTTCCCTCTTTCGTCTGGCATAGAGTTACACCAGTAACAAAAGGAACACGACACTCTTTAGTGTGTTGGAATATAGGATACCCATTTAAATGATTATTGAATTAAAAAATCCTTTGACTGAAAATTATAAAGAACTCAAAAGATTTGTAATCTCTGATAAAATTTCTTGGCACTTTAATGCTACAACTACAACTAATAACTCTAATTTGAAAAAAAAAGATATGGAGTTTTTTAGTCACATGCTTTTGGGCAGGCCTCAGCATGAAGATAATAGAATAGCAGTTCCTTATGTAAGTTCTGCATATTTTGAAAAATGCTATTTTATTTTAAAAGAAATATTAGATTTTAATAATATACCTTTTGATGTTGTCTATAGAATGAATCTTAATTTAACTTTGCATAGCAGCATTAAAGAAAGCACGCCACATCACGATTTAAAGTTTCCGCATAAAAATATAATTATTTATTTATCTAGTTTTAAAAATGGAAAAACAATAGTGTTAGATAAAAATAATAAAAAAATGTATTCAAACCCAAAAGAAGACAACATAATAATGTTTGATGGTGAATTAGCACATTATCACGAAAGCCCTGCAATAGACGACAAAAGAATAGTTATGGTTGCAAATTTTTTATAGGAGCAAAAATGAGTTTTAAAAAAGATAAATACCAAGTAATTAAAGGTGCTATATCAAAAGAACTAGCAGATTTTTGTTACCAATACTTTTTAAATAAAAGAGCAGTAGCAAGACATCTATTTGATGAAAAATACATATCGCAGTTTACTGAATACTTTGGAGTTTGGAATGACTCGCAAATACCAGAAACATATTCACACTATGCTGATATTGTTATGGAGACTTTGTTGCAACAAGTTAAACCGATCATGGAAAAGAAATCAGAAATTAAACTTATTGAAACTTATTCTTATGCAAGAATCTATAAAAAAGGTGATGAGTTAAAAAGACACAAAGATAGATATTCTTGTGAAATATCCACAACCATGAATTTAGGTGGTGATGATTGGCCTATATTTTTAGAGCCTGATATTAAAGTGCATTTAAAACCAGGAGATATGCTTATGTACCGTGGTTGCGATCTAGAGCATTGGCGTGAACCTTTTGAAGGTCAAGATTGTGGGCAGGTGTTTTTACACTACAACGATGCGAGTAGTAAAGATGCTGAACAAAATAAATACGACACTAGACCGATACTTGGGTTGCCTGCCTATTTTAGACAATGAACTTTATAGGTGAATATCAAATAAGTGAAGATGCTGTTGATCAATTAATAGAGTATTGGAACAACAATAAAAATAACGCAGAAGACGGTACAGTAGGTGATAATAGAGTAGATATAAACTTTAAAAAATCACTAGAAATTATGATAGCACCTGAAGAGCTTACAAACTTTTTGTATAAAGATGAATTGTTAAAATGCTTAAAACAATATGTCTCAAAATATAAATTTGCTGATAAGGTAGAATTTTACGGTATCGACCGTTTTACTAAAATACAATATTACGACAAAGGATGGGGTTTTTACAAATGGCACATGGAAAACGATGGTTTTCCTACTGTTATAAACAGACACCTAGTTTTTAGCACATACCTGAATAATGTTGAAAATGGAGGAACAGAATTTTTATATCAAGATTTTGTTACCGATGCTAAAAAAGGTTCAACAATTATTTTTCCCGCAGGTTGGACTCATACTCATAGAGGGCAAATATCTCAAAACCAAGAAAAATATATTATTACAGGTTGGTTTAATTTTATTCAGTAAGATTGCGATAAAGAGTTTTTGGACTATAATAATATTAAGTCTTCAATACAAATTAAAATAAAGGAGAATATTATGAGTTTTTTTAAAAGATTGTGGGGCAATCTTACTAATACAGAAGAAGTTAAAGTAAGAGCTAGAACTAAAAAAGGTAAGTTTGTGGCTGATGATAAATCAACACCAGATGTAAACGAGGCTTGGACTACAAAAAGAGTAAAGAAAACATCTAAAAAGTAATGGCTAAATCACCTGATGCGTTTGTTTACAACGCAACCCTAGAACGTATTGTTGATGGAGACACATTTGATTGTTGTCTTGATCTTGGATTTGATGTAAAACTTCATAAACAACGTGTTAGGTTAGCAGGAATAGATACACCAGAAAGTAGAACAAGGGATCTTGCAGAAAAAAAACTTGGTCTTGCTGCTAAATCAAGGCTACAAGAACTTTGTATTGGCGATATAAAAGTTAAGTCATTAGGCAAAGGTAAGTATGGTCGTATTCTAGGCATACCATATACTGAAGATGGTAGAGATATATGCCAAGTCTTAATAAAAGAAGGTCATGCAGTTGAGTACAACGGAGGCAAAAAAACAAAAGTTTGGGGTGATTACTAATGGAGTCAGTAGTCACACTAATACAAGAGGTTGGATTTCCCATAGCAGCTGCTCTTGGCCTAGGGTGGTTTATTTATAAATTAATAATGCGTATTGTTGACGGTATGGAAACAAAATTAGATACCGTTGATGAAAAAGTAGAGGGTCAAATTGCGGCTATTGAAGAACGATTAGGCACGAAACTTGACTCGCAACATGGTATTTTAGTAGCATTAATAGACAGAGTTCGTAGTTTAGACAACGAAATAATACGTCAAGATACTCTAATAAAAACAATATTAGGAGTACCACAATTAATAGATAGCAACAAAATAGCCAAAGCAGACAGAGATGACCAAAGAAAAGATTGACCCACATGAATTAGAAAAAACTAGAATAGCTATATGGGCTTTTTATATAGGAGCTATTATGTTTGTCACTATTATAGGTATAAATTTAGCCGCTGATACTATAACTCACAAATTTAAAAATCCATCTTTTAGTGGTATCAATACCTCTTCTCATTATTTAACTATTGAAAACCAAGAGTTTAATAGAAAAATGAGTATTAAAGAAGAGATAAAAGCTATACAAGAGCAGTTAGAAAGAGATAAAGAAAATACAACATTAGCAAGGTTTATAAGAAATTTAGAATCAAGAATATATGCACAACTATCAAGGCAGCTTGTAGAAAACTTATTTGGGGAGACACCAAGCACAGAAGGAACTTTAACACTTGAGGGAAACACTATTCAATATAGTATTGAAGATGGCGTTATCACTCTAATTATTACGGATGAAAACGGTAATGTTACAGAAATACAGCTTCCTATTGGCGATTTTTCTTTCTAGTTGTAGTATTAATCCTATTGACGAAAATTTAAGACAAGGTAAATCTTTACCAAATATTTTACAAATACAATCAAAAGATCTTTTAGAAGTAGCTGAACCAAAAATACCAATCGTTGTAGCGGTTTATCCAAACAGTTTTACAGATCAAACAGGTCAGAGAAAAAGCAATAGTGAATTTGCTTTATTCTCTACAGCATTAACGCAAGCACCGGGACATTTGTTAATTAGAAGTTTAAAACATACGGCA